TTGTGCGCTTGACCTAGATGATAACTATGGTCATAAAACTAATGCAGAGATGTATGAGTATATAAAAAATAATTTAGATTTTGATCAAATTATTTGGGAGTTTGGTACAGATGAAAACCCTAACTGGGTGCACGTAAGTTATGTATCTGAAGATGCTAACAGAAGAAGATGTTTACAAGCTTATAAAGAAAACGGTAAAACTAAATACAAAATAATATAATGGCAAGCAGAGGACCCGCAATAAAAGAAAAAGCTTACGAAAAACAAAATCGTAAAATGCGATCTGATTACACTAAAGAAACTGGTAAAAAACTAGGTAGCAGACAAACTTCTGGTACTGGTAAACGTAGAGTTTCTTTTGCTTGTAGATTTGCTGGAATGGCTGGTGCTATGAAAGATGCCAAAGGTGAACCAACTAAAAAAGCTATGGCTTTAAAAAAATGGGGATTTGGTAGCGTAGCTGCTGCTAGAAACTTTTGTAATAAAAATAAAGAAAAATAAAAAAATAAAAAAAAATGATTAGAAATTATTACACTGACTCGTACAAGTCTGGTATAGCTGTAACACCAAGTGATACATTATTGTTAGATGGTAGAACTAAAGCAACGACTCCACAAGGAGCTTGGAAACAATACAATATATATATTGGTAACTCACCGAGTAGTTCACCAGTAACAACAACAAATAACAACTCTGTAGTTAGTAGCTCTACTAACGTAGCTTTAGCTTCACCTAACCCTTTGATTAAAGAAGGTATGAGAGTAACGGGTGGTACGCTACCAGCCGCGGGAGTTTTAATAGCATCAGTTACTGATTCAAGTAATTATGTTTTAGCATCATCTTCAAGTATAGGAGCTGACTCAACTTTAACATATAGTTATGATAGTGAATCTAAAATAAAAGTACATACAATAAATAATGAAGCAATAGAATTTGTTAATCCTACTCAAGGATCGATATTACCCGTAAGTGTAGTTCAAGTGTATGCCACAGGTACTGAAGGTGGAATATCAGATTTAGTAGCTTTAAGTTAAAATATATAAATAAAAATAAAAAATTAAAATGGGATCAACAAAACACATTAGAAACAACGGTGAGCATTTAAACATTCATGGTCACGACAATTACCAAATGCCCGGAGCTTATAAGCAAATGGGAGACAAAAACCAAAACCAATCTCTTGGCGCTTATAAATTAGTTGGAGATCAAGAAATGATGCAACCTGGTAAAATATCTGGAGGCGCTGCTAAATACATAAAAGAATCATATGGGGCAAGTAAAGCTGATTATGATAAAGATATGGCTGAAGAAAGAATTCAGATAAAAGATGATAAAGAAAAAATTTATCAAGATGATAAAGAGAAAAAAGAATCATATGGGGCAAATAAAATTGATGATCCAGAAACAGATTCAAAAACCAAAAAGCCTAGTAAACCAAAAAATTCAACAACAGGAAATGTTACTTTTAAAATAGATGACAGTGGGGCTACTTTAAGTAAAAGCAAAACGACAACTTCAAGCACGCCTTCTAGTTCTAGCTCAAAAAGCTCAACACCAATTGTAGATAAGGGGGAGGATGTTTTTTATAACAATCTTACATCTTCTGCAAAAGATATGAGTGCTATGGCTGCAGCTGGAATTGATGTAAACGATAGAAAAGCTGTTTTAAATTATGGAAATACTAAGGCAAAAAACATGAAATCTAGTTCTAGCTCGTCTACAAGTAGCTCTTCAAGTTCTGAAAATAATCCAGTTACAATTAAATCTATTAATAGCGCTAGTAATTACGCAATGCAATCGATGTTAGGCGATAGAAATAGAGATGTTTACGCAGGGGAAATGCAGGCTAAAAAAGACTCTGCTTCAGCTTATCAAAAAACATTTAAAAATTTATTACAAAACAATTCAAGTGCAGGTTTAGGACAAAAGGTTTTAAATGATTTTGGTGATATTGCTGGAAGATATGCTAGCAAAAAAGCTAATACAACAAGGAGAGGATATGGTATACCTGAAGTAAAATCTAAAAAGGATTTAAAAGGTAGAACTTATGGCAATATTGGTGGTGGTCGAACAGGCGATACTACACCTTCATATAAAAATCCCGACGCTCCTGGTGGTAGAAGTAGAATCGCAAACTCTCCTACTACATACTCTAGATCAACTCCTATATATGCTGATTTTAAAAAGCTTTATGGGACAACGAATGATGGACCAAATAAAGGTATTCACAGCTCTAAAAGTTATGGTATAAATAAAATTTTAGGAGACTTAGATAACAGCGGGGACTTAAGTGGTTATGAAGCTAAAAGACAAGCTGCTATTGAAAAAAATATGTCTAAAGGTTCTACTAAAAAAGGATATAAACATTAAACCAAATAACACCATTATTAGTATACCCAAATAAAAACAATTAACAAAACAAAAATTATTATTATGAGTTATTTACAAATCCCGCTTACGCCAGCGGTTAATGGCCAAACAAGTGTAGTTATTCAGAAAAAGGATATTTTAAGTGTTCTTGCTGTAAACGCTACAAGCACAGTTATCAACATGAACACAGGTGTTGCCGCTGAAGACGTGCTTACACTAACGCACACAGCTGCTGCAGCTGGATACAATGTTGCTGATGTTGTACAAGATGCTTGGGTTTCTAATCCAGGAGGTATTGTTGCAAAAATAGGAGGTATTCCTGCAACTGTTAGTGCAACTGGACAAGCTTTAACATTTGTTCAATTCTCAGCAGCAGTATTTAGCTAAGATGAAACCTAAAGGCTTAGGTGATAAAATAGAGTCTTTCACTAAAGTAACTGGTATTAAAAAAGTTGTTGACGCGGTGTCACAGGGTTTAAACATACCCTGTGGCTGCCAACAACGTAAAGAGACTCTTAATAAAATGTTTCCAGGAAAATGAGTTTTAAACTAAAACCACCTTTTGATAAATTTCCTACTCCAATAGTTAATGTTGCTTTTGAAGAAAGTGATGTTATAGGTAGAGCTGACAAAAGGGGAACCATTTTAATAAATAAAGATATAACTGATCCAGAGTTAATAAAAGAAACTATAAATCACGAAAATGTTCATATACATCAAATGGCAAGAGGTGATTTAGATTATGATAAAGATGCAATGTACTGGAAAGGAAAAAAATATTTAAGATCATCTTTTGATGAAGGTGATAAAACTTTACCGTGGGAAGCGCCCGCATATAAAGCAGAATAAATATGTCTAAACCTAAAAAAAAATTCGCAGAAACTACAGTAGGTAAACTATTGTTCGGTGCTGCATCATTAGTTAACCCCGCGTTAGGTAGTGTGCTAAGCGGTGTAACATCACCTGCTGAAGCTATAGCCGCTATCGGTAAATCCGACGTAAGTGGTGAAGATAAAATAAAACTACAACAGCTTATATTTGAACAACAAAATAAAGAGATGGAAGCTGTTACATCAAGATGGAAAGCCGATTCAATGTCAGATTCGTGGCTTTCGAAAAATGTACGCCCACTAGTTTTAGTGTGGTGTATTGTTATATTTTCTATTGCTGGTTTACTTGATAGCATAGATTCTATTCCGTTTCATATAGGCGAAACGTGGAACGATACTTTTGAAAAAGTAATGATGTCTGTTGTTTTAGCCTATTTCGGTGGTCGGACAACTGAAAAAGCTACAAGTTTATTTAAAAAGTGAAGAAAACCTGTAACTATATTAATACATTAATAACCAATTAAATTAAATTAAAATGAGTGAAGTAAAACAAATGATTACCAAAGACCAACTGAAAAAAATTCAGGACTTTCAAAAAGAATTAAACAAATTTTTAAACGAAGTTGGATTTTTAGAAGCCCAAAAAACCGCAGTATTGGGTAAGTTCCATGAAGTTAACAAGCAGACTGAAGACTTCAAAAAAGAATTAGAAGACGAGTATGGATCTATTAATATTAATTTAGAAGATGGATCATTTACTCCTATTGAAAAAGAAGAAGATAAGAAGTAATGTCGTCTGTAATTAGAAAGATAAGTATTGGTTCTGACTATAAAACTGATGCTATGCACTACTCGTTGGGGCAGTCAGTATATGGTGGTCATACAATATCTCATATACTTTCCGATAAGACAGATAATTCTTATAATATTTACATCAAAAAACGAGACGAGGTATTGCCATGGAAAAAGTTCAACTGTAACATGGCAATCTCCGTTGAGTATGATTTAGAATATTAATGAAAAGTTTATTTGATTTTATCGTTGAGCCTGTTGGCCAGCGATATTCTAATAAAGTCAAAGTAGGTGACAAAAGCCTTATAATCAATACCCAAGTAGAAACTTTTAAGTCTGTAAATAATATAGCTAAAGTTATAGAAACACCTTTATCATTTAAAACTGATATTAAAAAAGGTGATTTAATAATGATTCATCATAACGTGTTTAGAAGATGGTACAACATGAGAGGTGAAGAAAAAAATAGTAAGTCTTATTTCAAAGATGGTTTATATTTTGTTCAATTAGATCAAGTTTACTTATACAAAAGAAAAGATAAATGGATAACTATCAATGATAGATGTTTCATAAGTCCAATCAAAAGTAATGACAATACAGTGTCAGATCAGGAGCAATATCTTATTGGTGTATTAAAATATGGTAATAGTGCCTTAGAAGCGCTAGGACTCAACGAGGGAGACTTAGTTGGTTACACACCTAACGGAGAATATGACTTTGTCGTTGATGGCAAACGTCTTTATTGTATGAAATCTAATGATATTGTAATTAAACATGAACGTCAAGGAAACGAAGAAGAATATAATCCACGCTGGGCACGTAGCGGTTGAAGAATTAATTAAAGTAGCTAAAGAAGCTATTGTAGATTCTGATGACGATATATCTGCTGATAGATTAAAAAACGCCGCTGCAACTAAAAAGTTAGCTATATTTGATGCTTTTGAAATACTTAATCGTATTAAAGAAGAAGAAGATATGTTAAACGATAAACCAAAAGAAGAAAAGAAAAAAGAAGCTTTTGGAGGTTTTGCAGAAAGAAGATCTAAATAATGTACGAGCAAACATTATACAAAGTAATTGATCATATAAAACCACAAGCCATAAAAAGATTAAATAAATCTAAAAAATGGGATTATGGTTACAATAAAGAATATGATGTTATTGTTATATCTAAAACCGGTGAAATAGGTGAGGTTTATGAAATACAAAATTTAAAAATAGCATTACCAAAACAAAAAGATGTTAACAAGGATTACGACAAATGGCAAGTACATGAGTATCCTAAAACATTAAATAAAATTAAAACAATATTTGACTGGAAAGAATATCCAGATGATTTTAAAGAAAAATGGTATGCGTATATTGATAGAGAATTTGCTAGGCGCCACGAAGGCTATTGGTTCACTAATAAAGGTAAAGCTACTTATATTACTGGTACTCATTACATGTACCTGCAGTGGTCCAAGATTGATGTTGGGCAAGCAGATTTTAGGGAAGCAAACAGATTATTCTATATATTCTGGGAAGCTTGTAAAGCAGATTACCGTTGCTACGGAATGTGCTACCTCAAAAACAGACGGTCTGGTTTTTCATTCATGGCATCAGGTGAAACTGTCAACCTTGCCACTATCTCTAGTGATGCTAGATACGGTGTCCTTTCGAAGTCCGGGGCTGATGCAAAGAAAATGTTTACCGATAAAATCGTACCAATTTCCGTCAACTATCCATTTTTCTTCAAACCGATTCAAGACGGTATGGATCGACCAAAAACAGAACTTGCATATAGAGTTCCCGCTAGTAGATTTACAAGACGTAAATTAGATAGCAATGAAAAGTTAGAGGAGATAGAAGGATTAGATACAACTATTGACTGGAAAAACACTGGAGACAACAGCTATGATGGTGAAAAATTACAATTATTAGTACACGATGAATCTGGTAAGTGGGAAAAACCTGATAATATATTAAATAACTGGAGAGTTACAAAAACTTGTTTACGT